CAGCGTGTTGCCGCGGGAGGCGAGCGCAGCCACGCTGCGCTCGACGAAGGTCTTCTGGCGGGGGCGCAGGCGCATGGCCGGTCTCCCCCTTACTGCGCCCAGCTCGGCCGACCGGCGTTTCCGGGGGCGGACGCGGGCTGGCTGGGCTGGGTGGCCGTGGTGGGCTGCTGCGGGGGGTGGCCCTGCGCCGGGGCGGCGGAGACCTGCGGCGCGACCGTGCCCATCAGCGCGGCGTAGTCGCGATGGTCGGGCGTGACCGCGGCGCGGATCTCGTTCTTGTCCTCGCCGTTGGTGTCGGTGCCGATGTCGATGCGGGCGATGAACTCGACCCCGTCGAGATCCCCGAAGCCGTTGATGCGGCGGCGCGCCTGCGCCTCGGGCGAGTTGTCCTTGTCGGACACGCCGCGCGCCGAGTTGAGGATACCGCGGATCAGGCCGCGCCCCATGTTGGCCCAGTCCGGGCCCTTCGGGCTGTAGAGGCCGATCAGCGACCAGATCTTGCGCCGGGCATAGGGCCCTTCCAGCACCGTGTATTCGGCGTCGAGATAGACGGCGCCGGTGGCGGCGCGGCGCGCCCAGCCGCCGGTCCAGCCCTGCGAGGCGTCGTCGAAGCCGCCGGGGCGGAGCGTCAGGCGCACCTTGGCGAGCGTGCCCTTCGGGATGACGTTGGTGTTGGATTGAGCGGAGTTGAAGTCGTTCCAGGGTCCGGACATTGCGCGGCTCCTTTCAGTTGGAGGATGGGACGCGCAGCAGCGTCAGTGTGGAAAAGCCACCCCGGCGACCGGATCGGGACACCGGGCATGGCGAGAGGCGCTCAGGCATTGCCGGCCTCCTGCGCGGGGGCGGGATCGGCGGGCATCACCGGCGGCCAGGTCAGGCGTTCGGAGGCTGGCCCTGCGGGGCGCTGGATCTTCTCCATCAGTCGGCCGAGATGCGGGGCCTCGACCATGTCGAGGCGACCGGACCGGTCCTTGGCCGGATAGCTCCAGGAGTTCAGCGTCTGACAGACGAAGGCGCGCTGCGGCTGGCCACCGGGGTCCGGGATGTCGGCCATGGTGATGACCTGATCGACGATGCCCGGCAGTTCGAGCCCGGTCTTCGAGCCGTCGATCTGCGGCTGGAAGACCTTGCGGCTGAAGTCGTCGAGCCGCTCGTCGAGGATGCCCACGAACCAGACGTGCTTGCCGCGCGTGTGCTGCAGATGGGTCAGCCAGCCGATCATCTCGCGGCCATGCAGCCCGTAGGCGCCACGAATGTCGGGCTTACCGGTCTTTTCGGAGAACGCCTCCGGCTGGCCACGGCACCACTGGAAGCAGAGCCGCCCGGCCACCGTGATCGAGTCGATGAAGACGGTCTCGTATTTGCCGATCACTGTGGGATCGCCGTACCGCCCGCAGACCTCGTCGAAATGCGCCTGGCTGTAGGGCTGGTCCTCGCGCAGCGCCGGGTTCGGGCCGCCGATGAACACCGCGAAATCGCGGCACTCCTTCCAGGTGCGGGGCCGGAGCGTGTCGATCTCCAGCCCCTCGACCGCCAGATCCCCGGCCTCAAGGTCGAGGAAAAGCGTGGTGGAGGCGTTCAGCGTCCAGAGCAGCGAGGTCTTGCCGATTCCGGACCGGCCGAAGATGACGCCCTTTATCCCCTTGCGGTGCGCGAGCCGTTCGTCAGCGCTGATAATCGGGAGGGCCATCACCGGACCTCGCGCTTGACGGCCGTCGCGACTGCGCGGTCGGCACCGATTCCACCCGCCTCGCGGGCGAGCTTGTAGAGGCGCTGGAGCGCATTGGACCGCCGATATGCGGCCATGCTCTCCTGTTCGGCCGCGACGATCGCGAAAGCTATGTCGTCGATTGTCGCGTCCGCGAGCAGCAGCGGTTCGTGACTCTCGTCACCAGGATGTTGAGGGATGGTGATGGTGTCGGGGAGATCTTCGAGGCTGTAGTGCGCCTTGCGAAGACGGGTGATGTCGTCCGGCATAGCGGTTCTCCGCGGGATGAGGTGATCAAGGAGGCGCATCACTCGGCCTCGCGGACGTCGGGCGCGGGCTCGGCGACGTAGATCGCCAGCAGCGGCGTCCCGTCGGCATGGGCGCCGGCGTCCTCGATCTGGTAGTTGCGGTTGGGCTCGCAGACCTCGGTCAGCTCCCAGCGGCGATAGAGCCCCGGGAGACGCCTGAAATCCTCGAGCGACAGATCGGCAGTGCGATTCATGCGTGTCTGCTTTCGGTTGGAGGGAAGGCGCTCGGGGCGCTCGAATGGAAAAAGCCACCGGCGGGACCGGATCGGGACATCGGTCAGGGGATTTCCTCGAGGGCGTCGTGCAGTCGGCGCATGGCGCGCTGGTACCGCTTGCGGGCTGCGGCCTCGGTCAGCCCCAGTTCGACCGCCACTTCAGCTTGCGAGAAGCCCTCGATCGCCACGCGGATCACCAGCATGGCGTCGTCGTCCAGCAGCTTCCGCACGGCGCCGTTCAGCCGTGCGTACCCGGTTGCGCCGATGCCGCTTTCGCCGCTGTCCGCGACCTCGTCGGGGTCGGCGCCACTGGCGAGATGTTCGCACGCCGTGTCGCGCTGGCGCACGCGGATTATGTCGCGCTCGACGTTGCGCAGCACCGTGGCAGCGATCCAGTTGACGCGCCCGAGGTCGAGGCCGCGGACCGCCTCCGTGGTGCGCGCCAGCACGTCGGACGCGATCTCGTCGGCGGTGCCGAGCCTGCGCCAGATCGACCGGCGCCGAATGGCGTCGAGGCCGGGCCAGAGCGCGAGCAAGAGCATGGTCAGGGCGCAGTCGGACGCGTGCCCGTCGCCCTGTGCCGCCCCGACGAGCGCGGAGAGGATCAGGTTCTTCCGGGTCGGATCGCCGGTCGTGCGGTGCAGCCCGTCCAGCAGGGCCGCCGGATCCCAGAACGCCGCGACGGCGGGCTGCTCACGCCGGATGGCGTCGAAACTGCGCTGGAAGTGAAGGTTGGTGGATGAACGAGTGAGGTGATCACGGATCGCGTGCCACGCGATGGACATCGGACGCCTGCCTTGCGGCCAGGCGTCCGGCGCCTTCGGGTGGCCAGGTCAGGACGTCGCGCGTCTCTGCGATTTCAGGGGATTGGGTGTGTAGAAGTGCGCGTCAGAGCGCGGGGGCGGTCGCGTGGTTCAGCGTCCCGCAGCCGCGGCAGGTGGCCTGAACCGGAAAGCCCACGAGGTACTCGTGCCCCCGCGCGAAGCGCAGGTGCATGCGGCCGTCCCGGCAGACGCCGAGCAGCTTTTCACAGCGCGTACAGCGCCATTCCGAGTTCGAGGTGGTGGGCGTGATCTTCGCGGCGCCGGGCCATGTCGTGGCGGCTGGCTGGCGCGGGGGGAAGGGAGTCGGCATGGAAGTGCTCCTCTATGTGGAGCCCTTCCAGTAATCAGCGGTTTGTTAGACCGTCTCCCGCTTCACTTTAGACGGTCCTTAGACAACAGCCTAAAAGGGCATTTCGACCGGCTCGGGCGCCGGCTGCGGCGCCACGACCAGGCGCCAGTACCCGCGCTTCGCCCCTTTGGCGATGTAGACATCCACGATGTCCTTCCACATCTCCTTGCGGAACGCCTGCTGGGGACTATTGGCCGAGAAACCCTCCATGAGGTCGCCGACGTAAACGTCTGCGGTGCCCGTTGCATAAGCGGCGGCAAGGCGCTCGAAGATCGTAAGTTGATCATTTCCAGCGAGGTACAGCGGGTCGCGGCCGGGGATGTAGAGCGTGCCCGATTGCGTGCCGCTGCGAGCGACACGCGGCGACCCGCCTCCGCGCGCGACCGCAAAACTGTCTCGATACGCGAGTTCGATGCCGTCGCGCGCGAAGAGCATTTCCTCGTCTGTCGAAGCAAGATGGGACAGGAGCGGCATGACGACGTTTGCCCCGAGGTGCGACGGCATGTCCTCACTGGCGGCGAGCAGAATGCCAACGCCAGCAGTGTTCCGCGCGCGCAGCATCAGATCCAGCCTCTGTGCGGTCTTCGGATCATTGAGTCGCCGTGCGAAATAGACGGGCACCTCCGCGCCATCGATCTGCATCGCACCGAGAAGGGTCAGGTCTGGGTCGAGAATCTGAGCCGCCCGCTTGCTCAGGAGCGGCTTCATCAGGCGCATGAGCGTCTCGTGAAGCCATTGAGCATTGATTGCGTACATCTCGACTTCCGACGCGGGTCGCTTGCCAGCGTCTTCGCCGAACGGGCCGACAGTACGTACTATGCCTTTTGTCGCCGATGGCTTGACGGCGGCTTCCCCTTCGAGGTCGTCGTGCTCGATGAGGACCACGTCCTGACGGTCGCGGCGTTCAAGCAGGCCGCCCTCGATCAGGCGGCTCGCGTCGAGTCCAAGTTCCAGAAGGTACCCTCCGGTGACCTCGTCCTCGACCCGGTCGTGAAGTTGAGCCAGCTGGGGGAAGATCGCGCGCAGATCGTCGGACGCGATCTGCCGGAATGCGCTCAGGATTCCCCACGCCTTCAGTAACGCGAAGCCGAGGCTGCGCTCTTCTGGATCCGTCTTGCTCTGCAAATTGCAGCTCTTCGTGCCAGCGATGGTGATGTTGAGCGTCCGCTCTTTTTCGTCGCCTACCCGATTGTAGGCGACCGCGATCCCGATGCGGCTGAAAGCTTCTGCGCGCCGGAAGATGTTCCTGGCTCCGAGATATTGGTCCGCCACCTCCTCGATGTCGTCCTCGACGGTGACCTTGAGCTGCAGCTTGCGGCGCCATGTTCCGAGCCGGATCTCGGCTTCCACGACGCGGGCAAACTCGAACTCGTGGCCGCCAATCTCGGGTCGCTCCAGAAGAAGCGAAGAGCGGAACCGCGAGAGGTTGTAGCGCTTCCAGGTCAGCGGCTTCTGCGAGACGTCGTGGCCGAGAGCGACTTCGGCGAACGAGTCGCTGACCGTCTGGCGCACCACCGGGCTATCCGCACACACCTCGATCTGACGCAGCGACGGCGTGTAGATCAGCGTCGCCTCGTTCGGCGGGCGATAGTAGATGGTTCCTCGGCGTCCATCGTGTCGGTGGTCGTAAACACTCGACAGCGGTCCGCCATGCCGGACGATCAGCATGATGGACGCGGGGTGTGCGTCCGTGGCGGGAAGATCGAGCGCTTTCACCGTGCAAGAAATCTCGGGCTTTAGCTCGAGCATCTCCTTGATCTTGGCGCCAAGCGCCGCCTCGTCAATTTCCGCGGCACCGAGCGCTATATGGTTTTCGAGTTCGACCTCGAAAGCGTCATAGAGCTTGCCGTGCTCGCGGAACTGACGCGCGAAATGGAAGCTCTCCGCGTCCTCGAACGTTTCGCGCGCGTTGAGATAGGTCCAGATGCTTCTGCAAAGCCGATCGGGCTGGCGCTCGAATTCTTCCGTTTGCTCTTCGCTCAGCCGCTGCTCGACGATCGTGGTCAGGGAGGTCACGCCCTTTCCATCGGCGAGGGCCCTAATCCGACGGCAGCGTTTCTCTGCGGGCCGTAACTCGTCCTGATCGAACGCCGCCAGGACCTCGCTGATCTGCCGCCGGAAACGATCAACTGCGTCTTCGTCGTCCAGGTCAGGGATTTCTACTGGCAGCTCGAAAACAGGTTCGTTCTCGCCGTCGCGAATCGCCAGCACTTCACGAAGTAGATCAACGCGCGCGTCTTCGATTAGGCCAAGTGTGTGAGGACCTACCGTAAGTGCTTTGCGCGCCATGAGCTTACCTCAATTCACCATCTGCTCGGTTGTGATTCAACCGTGGATGATCGCGGAGGCGGCATCGCTCCGCAAGGGACGATGTTCTTCGATTGTTCACTTTCCCACGGATTGGTGCTCGGCCTATGTCCAACGTCCGCCGCTCGGGTGGCTTTTGATCGGTAACGACACCGACGACAGCCGCCCGCGACATGAAACGCCCAAACCCGCTCCCACCCGACCAGTTGACGCCCGCCGAACGCCGCGCCGAGTTGTGCGGACTCCTGGCGCTGGGGCTAGATCGACTGCGAATGCGGGAAGGAGGCGAACTGTCTGACGATATTGGAGAAAGTTGCCTACACTATCCGCCCGACCAGTGCCGTCATGCAGTTCCAACTCACCGGAGAAATGCATGACGACCCCTGATCCCATACCCGCGCGCCTGGCCGCGCTCAAGGCAACGCCCACGCCCGACCTGAAGCAACAGTGGCGCGACCTGTTCGACAGCGAGCCGCCACCGTTCAACCGGCGCTACCTCGAAAGCCGACTGGCGTACCGAATCCAGGAACTGGCCTATGGAGGCCTGAAGCCCGAGACCGTGAAGCGGCTGGAGACGCTGGGCGAGCAGCTCGACGGCGGCAACATTACTACGCGTCGCATCCGCGCTGACCTGAAGCCGATTGTAGGAACGCGGCTGCTGCGCGAGTGGCAGGGTGTAGAGCAGATCGTCACCGTCACCACCCAAGGATTCGAGTGGCAGGGGCGATCCTATACCTCGCTCTCAGCCATTGCCCGCGCCATCACAGGCACCCGCTGGAACGGTTGGGTATTCTTCGGACTCAAGAATCACAGGGGGCGGACATGACGAGGCCGCCCGAGAGATCGAAAGCTGTCCGCAAGCTGCGCTGCGCGGTCTACACCCGAAAATCTTCCGAGGAAGGGCTGGATCAGGAGTTCAACAGCCTGCATGCCCAGCGCGAGGCCTGCGAATCCTACATCGCCAGCCAGCGCTCCGAGGGCTGGGTGCTAGTTCGCGACCAATATGACGACGGCGGCATTTCCGGCGGAACGCTGGATCGGCCCTCCCTGCGGCGGCTCATCGACGACATCGAGGATGGGCTGGTCGACGTGGTGGTGGTCTACAAGATCGACCGCCTCAGCCGATCGCTGGCCGACTTCGCGAAGCTGGTTGAAGTTTTCGACCGGAACGGCGTGACCTTCGTCTCCGTGACCCAGTCGTTCAACACCACCACCTCGATGGGTCGGTTGACACTCAACATCCTGCTCAGCTTTGCCCAATTCGAGCGTGAGGTGACGGCCGAGCGAATCCGCGACAAGGTGGCCGCCTCTCGCCGGAAGGGCATGTGGATGGGCGGCGTGCCACCTTATGGCTACCGGGTCCTGAACCGGAAGCTGGTGGTCGACGAGGAAGCCGCCGCGCGTGTTCGCTGGATTTTCGCACGGTTCCTGGAGATCGGCTCCTGCACGGAGCTGGCGCGGGAGGTCCATGAGCGCGGCATCCGCACGCTGCGCGGCAACCGGATCGACAAGAAGTTTCTCTACCGGATGCTGAACAACCGCGCCTATATCGGCGAGGCGGTTTATAAGGGCGACAGCTATCCTGGCGAACACGATGCGATCATCGACTGCGAGACGTGGGACCGGGTCCACGCCATCCTCCAGGAAAGCCCGCGCAAGCGCGCCGCACGCACCCGCGCCGACACCCCTGCGCTGCTGAGAGGGCTGCTGTTCGGCCCAGACGGCGCCGCATTCTCGCCGACCCACACGCGGAAGGGCGGGAAACTTTACCGCTACTACGTCAGCCAGACGGTACTGAAGCATGGCGCAGGTTCATGTCCGGTCGGCCGGGTCCCGGCGGGAGAGATCGAGTCGGCGGTCATGGACCAGCTGCGCGCCGTGTTCCGCCAGCCCGAGATCGTGGCGGGCTCATGGAAGGCGGCGCGGGCGCGCGACCCAGCAATTACCGAGATCGAGGTCCGCCAGGGACTCACGCGCCTTGACCCGCTGTGGGATGAACTCTTCCCAACCGAGCAGGCCCGGATCGTTCAGCTGCTGGTCGAGCGCATCGACATCGGTGCCCGAGGGCTGAACGTTCGCTTGCGCGTCGATGGGCTCACCGGGCTTGCGCTAGAGATGCAGGCGGGCGACCTGGAGCAAGCCACATGACCCGCGCCAAGTCCACCCCAGACACCATGATCCTCCACGTCCCGTTCCGGGTAGTGAAGCGCTGTGGGCGAAAAGAGATGCTTCTGCCTGTTAGCTCTCCTCAAAGGCGGAAGACCGACAACACTCTGGTCAAGGCACTTGCAAGGGCCTTTCGCTGGAAGCGATTGCTCGAGTCGGGAGAGTTCACGACCATCGCCGAACTGGCCGAACGCGAGGAGATCGCGCCGTCCTACATGACGCGCGTGCTGCGCCTAACGCTGCTCTCGCCGGAGGTCGTCGAGGCAGTTCTTGACGGGCGGCAGGAGACGCTCGTCACCCTCGCGCGACTGATGGAGCCGTTCCCACTCAGCTGGAACGACCAGAAGAATACCTTCTCCGGCGCCTGACCAGCTCGTTTCGTACGTCTACCCCAACTGCTGCTATTGCTTCATTGGGCCAAATTGGCCAAAAGTTCTCAAGGCCTAGGCGGGGGAGTCGCATGCAGACCCTGAGCGCGAAAGACGCGAAGTACGGATTCGGTCGGCTGATCGACCTCGCCCGCGCCGAGCCGGTCGCGGTCGCCAAGCACGGTCGGCCCGTCGTTGTGGTGATGTCGGTGGAGGAGTTCGAGCGGTTGAAGGCGGTCGAAGAGCAAGCGCAGTCCCCCCGGAAGAAGGGAAATATCTGAAGTGGCGATCAAGAAATCCGACCTCTACTCCTCGATCTGGGCTTCGTGCGACGAGCTCCGAGGCGGCATGGATGCCAGTCAGTACAAGGATTACGTACTGTTCATGCTGTTCATCAAGTACATCACCGACAAGTACGGGAACAGCAGTGACTTCGCTCCTCCGGTGACAATACCCAAAGGCGCGAGCTTCACGGACATGGTGGCGCTGAAGGGCAAAAGCGACATCGGGGACAAGATCAATACGCAGATCATCCAGCCCCTCATCGAGGCTAATACGCGACTCGCCCGCAGCGACTTCCCGGACTTCAATGATCCGAACAAGCTTGGCGAAGGCCAGGCGATGGTCGATCGCCTGACCAACCTGATCGGCATATTTCAGAAGCCGGAACTCGACTTCTCTGAGAACCGGGCCGACCACGACGACATCCTCGGCGATGCCTATGAATACCTGATGCGGCACTTCGCGACCCAAAGCGGCAAGAGCAAGGGGCAGTTCTATACACCGTCGGAGGTGAGCCGGGTCATCGCGCAGGTGATCGGCATCTCGCCGCACAACACCAAGGCTGCGACCACGGCTTACGATCCGACCTGCGGCTCGGGCTCGCTGCTCCTGAAGGTCGCCGCCCAGGCCGGAAAGCACATCACGCTCGAAGGACAGGAGAAGGACGTGACTACTGCGGGCCTGGCCCGCATGAACATGATCCTGCACGATTTCCCGACGGCCAACATCCTCTCCGGGAACACCCTGGCCGCGCCGAAGTTCAAGGACGGCGAGCAGCTTCGCACCTACGACTATGTCGTCGCCAATCCGCCGTTTTCCGATAAGACCTGGACGTCGGGCCTCACGCCCTCGAAGGATCCCTTCCAGCGCTTCGCCTGGGGTGAGCCGCCCGCCAAGCAAGGCGACTACGCCTATCTGCTCCACATCATTCGCTCGATGAAGGGCACGGGCAAAGCCGCCTGCATCCTTCCGCACGGCGTGCTCTTCCGTGGGAATTCCGAGGCCAAGATCCGCCAGCAGCTTGTCCGCTCCGGCTATCTCAAGGGCATCATCGGCCTGCCTGCAAACCTCTTCTACGGCACCGGCATCCCGGCATGCATCTTGGTGCTCGACAAGGAAAACGCCGCAGCCCGCAAGGGTGTGTTCATGATCGACGCCTCCAAGGGTTTCATCAAGGACGGCGCTAAGAACCGCCTGCGCGAACAGGACATCCACCGCATCGTCGACACGTTCACCAAACAGGCCGATGTTCCGCGCTACGCCCGGATGGTGCCGTTGGCCGAGATCACCGACCCGAAGAACGACTTCAACCTCAATCTGCCACGCTACATCGACAGTACCGAGCCGGAGGATATTCAGGACATAGATGGGCATCTGCGCGGCGGCATCCCGGAGCGCGATCTCGATGCGCTCGGCGCGTATTGGAAGGTGCTCCCAGGTGTGCGCCAGGTCCTCTTCGATCCGGCCGACCGACCCGGCTATGGGCGCCTCAGGCTGCCGCTCGCCGAAGTGAAACCCGCTATTCTCGGTCATGCCGAGTTCGCCGCGTTCCAGCAGCAAGCGGCAAGGCTCTTCGTCGACTGGCGCAATGCGAGCACGCCGCGCCTCACCGACTTCGGCCAGGAGGGTCACCCGAAGGAGTTGATCGAGACCATCGCCGAGGAACTGCTCGCCACGTTCCGAAAGGCCCCGTTGATCAATGCCTACGACGTGTACCAGCACCTCATGGACTATTGGGTCGAGGCGATGCAGGACGACGCCTACCTGATCGCCGCCGACGGCTGGGTAAAGGGTGCTCAGCCGCGCGAAATCATCCAGGTCAAGGACAAGAACAATAAGCTCACCTGGCCGGAGCCGCACGACTATCTGAAGGGTAAGCGGCGCTTCAAATCGGACCTCATTCCCGCGTCGATCCTCGTGGCCCGCTACTTCGCCGCCGAACGCGACGCCATCGAAGCGCTCGACACCCAACTCGCGTCGTTGGAACAACAGCTCGAGGAGATGCTGGAGGAAAACAGCGGCGAGGACGGACTTCTGGCCGAGGTGATAGAGGGCGAGGGCGACAAGCAGAAGATCGTCGCGAAGGCCGTGAAGGCGCGGCTGAAGGAGATCGGCAAAGACCCCCTCTACGACGACGAGCGCGCCGCGCTGCAGGCTTATGCTGATCTTCTCGAACAGCAGACCAAGGCAAAGGCCAGGCGCAAGGCCGAGCAGGAGGCCTTGGACAAGAAGATCGATGCCAAATATCCCAAGCTCACCGAAGCCGAAATCAAGACTCTGGTGGTGGACGACAAGTGGATGGCGCGGCTGTCGGCCACTGTGCAGGACGAGATCGACCGTGTCTCGCAGACCCTCACTGACCGAGTTCGAGAGTTGGCAGAACGCTATGCCGTGCCGCTCCCAAAGCTCGAAGACGAGGTCGATGCGCTCGCCGCTCGGGTTGCGACACATCTGAAGGCAATGGGTGCCGCATGGACGTGA